TAACCATTAATGATTATGCCCCCGGCGATGCAACATGGGACGCAGCTAATCCAACTGGTATAACTTACCAAGATGTTCAAGCTGTTGCTATGTTTTTGGATATTGACCATGCCAAAGATTATGGCATTAAACTACATGACATAACAGAACTTCAAGCTGACCCTGCTGCCCGACAACATTATGCCAAAGAAGCTGCTTATGGACTGTTAAATGAGGTAGATACTTTCTTGGCTGGATTGTACACACAATCAGCTTTTGGGACTTATGTCCTGAAGAGTACCGCCATGACGACAGCACTCATAACCAGTTATATCGGTGAGTTGTGGACAGCCTTAAACGGAGTTAATGTAGATACAAAATGGATAACCATACCTCCGTGGGTTGCCTTAAAGCTCTTACTTGCTGGTGTAGTTCAGGCTGATGACTTGAAGGGTGAATTGAAGAACGGTTTTATCGGTAACATATTACAGTTTGATATGTATATGTCAAACAACTGTCCGGCTTTAACCCCGGTTACAGCTGCGACCTATAAACGTAATATCATCATGGCTGGCTCTTATCAGTCAATGGCTTTTGCCGACCAGATGACCGAATCCGAAACCCTTCGTTCACAAGGATACTTCGCTGACTTAGTGCGTGGGCTTCATGTCTGGGGCGGCAGGGTAGTAAAGCCAAAAGAGCTTTTTTACCTCGACTTAGAATTCGCACCAGAAACTGTTATCTAATATTGTTGGGGGCTTTTATAGCCCCCTTGGAATTTAAACGAAAGGAGAAAATAAAATGGCTGGACAAATTGAAATTACCGTAGCATTAGGCGGGATGAAAACTATGGTAAAAGAAGTTCCTGTACTTCCTGACTTGCAACCTGCACTTCCTACTTGTGATGGATACATCAGTTCTGCTGGGATATCTTTTGTTGATACCGCAGGTGTTTATACCCTACATATTGCTGCTGGCTTTACCGCTGCTGGCTTTGATGGGAATGACGGACATCAAATCCTTGTCAGTGGAAGTACCTATAATGACGGTTTGTATACTTTAGTTAGTGATACAGATACAGACCTTACCGTTACTGAAGCTGTCATTGCTGAAGCTGCTGGAGATACTGTTGTCATTTATGGTGTACAAGTTTATAACATAACACCTACCAAGGGCATGGAACATGGACTTATAGTCTATTCTGAAGGATTAGAAGCTGGCGGAGAAGTGGGGATGATACCTTGTATCTTAAACGGAGACTTCTGGGCTGCCAACAATGGACTTTACACTGCCTTTGCAGCTACCGCAACTACTGCCGCAATTTATTACTTGTGGATAGAAACTGCCAAGTACCTGCAATCAGACGGGACAATCAAGTTAATGTTAAAACCTAAAGCAACCGGAACATTGTATACTGACCATAGACCTGCCGCTGGTTATATCGAGTTACCATAAAAAAATGAGGGGGATTCGTCCCCCTCTTAATTTAAAGGAGATAAAATGTTATTTTACAGCGTAGTACCCAATCTCACTGTCATTAGTCGAAAGACAAAACAACCCATAGCCCGATTTAAGGACGGGAAGTTAAATACTTATGACCCTGCTTTAATTGAGAGATTAAAACCTCATTTTAAGCATAGAAAAAATCCTATGGCTGATTTAAACGAATTAAGAAGTGAAATAAAAGACAGAGGGATTAAGTTACATAGAGGTACAACACAAAAAGAAATGATAAAGATATTAGAGGAGAGTGAGGAGAATGACTGAAAACCAAACTGTGGTAACTGCCGCTGAATTGGCACTTAGAAGTCGCCCTATGACAGAAGAAGTAGTTATAGCAGCAGGTGAAAGTATATCCACTGCATTGGATAAATCTCATCATAGTCATCTGGCTATATTATTACCTGCAACTTGGACTACTGCACAAATAACTTTTTTAGGCAGCGATACTTTTGATGGTACTTTTAATCAGGTATTAAGTGCTACTGACGCAAGTGAAGTTAATATACCTGCTGTTGCTGCAAGTAAGGTTATTGTTTTAGATACGGAATTTTTAGAGGCACTAATTGCCGTTCCGTTCATTAAGTTGAG